GCTTCTTTTGTTTTAGGAATTGAAATGTCTATGCCAAGTTGTTTTTCATAAACTTCTTTAACATATTCATCCGGATCCCAGCACCATAGATCGTCTCCAACTTTATTAAGTATGGATTCATCCATGTCAAGTTCATAGTGCTTGCTATAAATCATCTGTAAAAAACAGAGATCTGTAGCAGTGGCAATATCGAATGATCCTGCGGTCCCCATACCCTGTCCCCTAGCATATTTGATAGGAGACTTGTGTCCCTTAGCGTTCCATTCACATGAAACCACCAAGTTATACCAAGCATTAGAAACCTGTTTACCAAAAAGATGTTCAATGAACACTTTTTGTAAACTAGCAGGAAATGCATCGGTCCACGATGTTACATCGTAGCACCGAATACCTGGTCTAATATGTTTCTTTAACTTATTAAAACCAGCGGCATGGTCCCTGCTAGAGCAGACCTTACCATATTCTTTTTCTATAAACTTTTTCACTTCCACCATTATAGGTTCCAGTATAACTTGTGTCCAGTAGTCCGAAATGGCTACTAATCGGCACTTGTTACCTGAATCCCGTACAGTTGTGATATATCTCAACTTTATACGGTCGACCCTATCTTGACGGTTGGCGATTTGTTCAAAATATGAATATAAATCGGCATTCCCTGTGGCAGAACAAAGTTCCTTAAAGGGAGCATTTAATTCGCTATGCATGAGTGCATAAGCTTCGACTTCAGCGGTTTGCCACTTAGGCTTACCGTTTGGTCCATTGCTTAGTACCCTAGTCGTCGGTCTAGAAATTAATTCCAGAGAGACATCACTAGAAACATCGGATTTAAGGAATTCCTTAAATTCGTGAATTAATGCAGGATTTACTTCAAAAGGTTTTAATACTTCTGAGTAATCAGGAGTACTATTACCAGTACAGATCCTATTCATATAGAGTATGGACCTAATAATCCTATCAGAGATAGGACATTTATGATCCCTTACCCTATAATAGAATGGTCTCAGCTTGTTAAAGGCTGAAGGCCACTTGTCTTTACGACCAGTGGCCACTCGATCTAGAGGTTCAGGATTCTGACCTTCTAGCATTCTAATAGCATACAATCGTATACTATTATATCGAGCTGTACCTTCAATAATTTGATGATTTTTCATTAAATTATTATGAAATACTCTTACTTCCTCTATTGCCTCACGGCAATCAAGGTTAATTGATTTTGAATAATTATTCAAAAGCACAGTAAAAGTAATTGGAG